ATAATAACTAACATTATCAGATATAAGTTGAATAAAATCTTTATCAACACTCACAATTACCTTTTTACCTTGGAGACTATTTGTAAGCCACCCTATAACATCGTCTGCTTCAAGTTTACCAGGAAAAATATTCTTAATACCTAATGCAGTTGTCGCTTCAATAACTGAATTCATACTGTCATAAACGTTTTTGTTGCGTTCATGGTCCCGAGTACCTTTATAACTACCGTCTGTTAACTCTTTTCTGAAGTTAACTTCGTTTGTTAGCTTGCGATCCCAGGCAATATATATGTTACTGGTGTTAAACTGCTCTGCGTATGACTTTACTGTCTTTAGAAAGGTAAAAAGACAGCCAACATTTTCGCCTTTTGAATTAATTAATTGCCGACCAGTGTTATTTGCCACCCAATGCGTCCTGTGCAAGGTGTTGTTCCCATCGATTAGTAGAGTTATTGAGGTCGACATTGGTTTTTTTATGGTTATACTCAGCTATACAAACATTATACACGTCTTTAGGCAAAACGTCAACTGGTTCTAACACTTTATTTGCAATACCCCAGTTAAAATCAGCTTTTTTTACTGTTCTTATATGCTTATCAGGCAATGAAAAAAAGACTATCGTGTCTTTTTCTTCTTTTACTTTTACAAGCCACTCTCCTTTTAATCTTCCCTCTAGAACTACGTATATAAATCGGTGCTTAGGAAGAAAAAATAGCTTTAAGTGCTTAATTACTGTTGCCAAACGGGTCATCGCCGTTAGAATTAGAAATATTTTGATTAATCTTGAACATTACCCTTCGAAAACGTTCAAGCAATGCATCATTTTCAGCTGCAGAGTTTGCAGACACAATTTCAACAGGGTTATTGTTTAAATCATAACCAATAAGCATATAGGAACCGAGAAATTCTTTAATTTGACCATCTAAAGATTCAATTTCACGTCGTTTTTCCCGCACTATTTTATTTTTTATCTTATTATACTCGATATTAGCAAGCATTAACATCTCTTGCAAGCGTCTTTGCTCAGCTTCTGCTATTAAAGACGCTGAAAGGGCCGGGACCTGAGTAGTCGAGGTAGATGGAGATCCTATTTGTGTTGCAACTGCAGAAACAGCCTTTTTTCTAGGCTGTTTCTTGTTTTTTTGCTTAGCTGCTTCTTTATTGGTATCAGCCATTTATATTATTTACTGCTACGCTCAGCAGAAGCAATAAAATCGTAAAATTCTTTACGAGCCGCACCTTCGTTCATAAAACTACCCGAAAGCTTCGATGTAATCATTGCACAGCCGTGATGCTTTACACCGCGATGGCAGGCACAAGTATGGGAACACTTGAGAACCACGGCAACCCCTTGGTTACCTTTACAGAGGTCATTGATAGCATTATGAATCTGTACAGTTAAACCTTCTTGAATCTGTGGTCTACGCGCATAATGCTCAACAATACGGTTTAGCTTCGAAAGCCCGATGACTTGACCGTCTTTATCTGGAATATACGCAACATGTGCAACCCCAGTAAAAGCAAGGTGATGGTGAGAGCACATCGAAGTTACTGGAATATTCATCTGACTAACAATACCATCGTATCCATCGGATGGAAATGTAGTAATCTTGGGCGGTCCTTCATAGCAGCCTTTAATAAGATCGCAAACATAAGACTTAGCAACGCGGCGAGGTGTATCAGCGCTGTTTACGTCATTACGCCAGTCTATACGAAGAGCATCAAGAAAGCTTTCATAAGCTTTAGCTGCTTTTTCAATAATTTCCTTCTTTTCGTCATCATTAACGAGCATACTGCTATTAGCAGTAGGAAGAAGAGGGTGTTGTAGTCCGTTTTTGCTCATGTTAGTAAAATTATACGTTTGAATTCGGCTTGCTGTTGTAGTTGACTGATTTGTTATTAATTCCATATTTAACGAGATAGCTTATTATAACCTCAATTGAGTCTGTCTTCAACTTAAACTTTTCAGGTATATATTGACCACCATCATAAATTTCAAAATAAGTGTCTCCAAACATAGACTGGTCATTTACATAACAAGTACAGAAAACTGAAGCATTACCCGGATCGATCATTACTGTCCATGAACGAGGATCAGCTTCTCCGTACTCGTCAAATATTTTGTAAACAACGTACCCGCTATCTTTAAGTCGTTTTACAAAATAACTCTGTGTTGTAATCTTATTTGCCATTACTTAACTAGACCCGAAATGATGAACTTAAACTCTGTTTCATTAGTGGGTTTAATAAAAAAAGAAAGCACTTTAAACTTAAGGTTTATACCAATACGTGCTTTTTCAAAACGAATACCAGAAATAACTCTAAAAATATCAAGGTTGAATGGTATAACCTGAGACAGAGGTTGACCTTCAATAGTATCACTAATTTTAAGTATAATACTGTCTGTATTGCTTTTTTCTTTATCCCCTAATTCGCAATAACATCCATCGGTCTGTCCGAAAATATAAATTTTATTAGTATCTGTAGTAAAGGAGCTAGCCTTAAGAATCTCTTGAAATTTCTTAAAATCTAGATCAAAAAAAGTATCAAGCTCTAGATTTTCAATCTTTTCTTTCTTTAGAGAGACTTTAGGCACAATAGAATCATCTAAGAAGTGATATTTAAACTGTACACTGGGTGATTTATAGGTAAGATTATTACTATTAATCTTAAATACAACGTTTTCATCTTCAATACAATCTACTACTCTAAGTAGTTTCTTAATGTCTCCTATATTGAGAGTAACCTCTTCAGTAAGATCGAGAGAGGTGTTGTATTTACCAAGAAGAATAATGCTCGTATCAGGCTTATTACAAACAGTATAAATACCGTTTGAATTTGCTTTAATAGAAGCAACATCAACAGTTTTACTGATAACGTTTAAAAAGTTATCCGCAAAATCTTTTTTAACCAATTTAAGTTCCATGTTTTAGGTTCGTTACTAATTTTTTTTTATCTTCAATAAGAAGATCAAGCTTTTCATTAATTATGATAAGCTTTTTTTCTAGTTTTTCAATATGTTCAATAACTTCTTCGTAACGAGCTTTTTTGTCAAAGTTAAATTCTAATTGAGGGTCTGGATTGATTATCGTAGGCTGAACCTGTGGTAAAGTCATTTGAGGTATCACTGGTACTATAGGTGGATTAGTGGGTACAGCAACAGGTACTTGTGGTATAATCATACCTGCAGCTTTAGCAATGCCTGAAGGCATAACTTTAGACATGTCTACGTCACTAACCTTCATATCTCCTAAACCAGCTTTTTTGATAGTGTTTACATCATTTTGTACTACTTTACCGAACATAGCAACAGCAATCATTTGCTCTTGTGTAAGCCCGTTGCTGTTGCCGGCCATTCTCATAGCATCAGCATCAGAAAGAGAGGGCGCCGCAGGCGCTTGAGCCTGCTGCCTCATTCTCATAATTTGTTCTCTTCTTTGCTGTTCAGTCATATCTCAAAGCTCTTCCAAGCCATTTAGAATAGCCATAACAGCGTCGTCGTTAGACTTGGTACTCTTTACTTCAGGCTTAGCAACAACCTTAGCTGGACTAGGGGTAGCAGTTTTTGCAACGACTTTAGGAGCCTCATACGGCACATCTTCTTCTACGCTTTCAGTGGTCTTAGATTCGACCGGGGCAGGTGCTGAAGCAACCTCTTGACCGTAGAAATGGACATTAATAACTTCCTTTAACTCTTCTGCAGACTTGTGATCGAGAAAAGTCTGAAGGTCGTAAATGTTATTGTATGTTGAGTTAATTTTATCTTCATCAAGACCTTCAATAGCACTAGGGCTAAGAAACTTTGATGCAGTATAGGTAGGGTACTTAGGTGCACCAGGTTTGTCCGAGACAAGCTCAGCTTTAATACGCAAGTTGCAGCCGTTCTCGCTAAGATCAAAAATCTTAGCTCCGTACTCAGCAGCATCATCTCCGCTGATAGCAGACTCAATAATCTTGTTAAGTTGGCGTCCATAACGAAGTACTTTAATAGTACCGTTATTTTCAGGATTCTTAGGATCACTAACTACATACACATTAACCATCCAGTTTTCTTTACGCTTAAGATGTTCTTTAGCGCGATTCTTTTCTTCGTCGCTGCCTTCGCGGAGAATCTTAAAATAAAGCTCGCTTACCGGGCAACGCTCACCCCAAGTAGAAGGAGACGTGACACTGAAGTACTTTCCAGTAGAAACGCTATTCCAACCGTGATGGTAATAGTGAAGAAATGTTTCTGCAGGGTTCTTAACGTTAGGAAGCAAGCGAACTAGATAAGTAGCGGGCGCCGCGATTTGCAGAATATTCTTATAGCTAGCACCGTCTCCCTGTTTATTTTTAGCATTTTCGAGCGCGCTCTTAATGCTTTCGAACATATTAGTATTGAATGTAGGTTTCATAATTAGTGATTTTGAGTATTTTTAGTTAGTATTTTGAAACCTTCGTCAATTAGGTTCTTTGCTCTAGTGGACATATTTAAACGCAATTTAAATTTACCAATGCTATTATGTATGTTCTTTAGATAAAGCTCCTTATCTTGAAGGTTAAAAGAGTTTATTATACTCTCAAAGGAAGGCAACTTAATCAGTACGTAAATATTAATTAGTTTATTGTTATAATCGACAACAGGAGTATACGTGTATCCGTTTTTTTCGTAACAATAATTTTCAAAAGTAATTTTACGCTCTAAACACGTTAGCCCTATGTGTTTGAGACTTTTCTTTATATCTTCAATCTGATTGGAAGTATCCGGAGATTCTTCTAATTTTTGCTTTTGAACTGTAGAATAAACTGCAATTGCCTTTTGAGTAGTATAAAATTTTAACGGAAAATGCTGCTCATCTTTATAAATGGTATACGGAGCCTGAAAAAATTCTTTTATATTTATTTGTGGGAATTTTTTGAAGAAAAATTCTAATTTTTTACAAAGTACTCCGTCAATAGTTGTTTCAAAACCGTCAAAATCTTTCCGTGCTCGCCACGGCTTATTTTGTGATCCGCGGGATACACTTAAGTAGGTATTGTATATATGAGATGCGTTCATTAACCTTCATGATTTTAACACCTCTCGTACTACTTTGCTACGGCATAAATTAGAATTATACCTTAAAAACACTATTTAAAT